AAATAATCCTTGATAGATATTTGAATATTTATCTATTGCTTCTTTTGTTGCATTTACAATATTTTTTGCAAGTTCTTCCGGCATTAAATTTTTTGCATATTTTCCAGCGGCTAATCCAACATTTCCCGCCGCACCAAGTGCTGCACCCAATCCTCTATTACCTTCTTCATTTTCTCCGATGGCCGCACCAGCCAAAGCGCCTTCAATTGGACGAGCCATCAATTTTCCAATCAAAGGAATATTTGATAAATTTTTAGTTAAATTTCCCACGAGATTAGCAGCGCCTGCACCCCCTAACGCATAAGGTAGTATCTCACCTGCGCCAAATGCTGCTTTAGATGGTAGTGAATTATCAACGTATTTTCCTAAATTAGGATGCGCAATCGTTAAATCTTTTCCTGTTATTTTACTTAATACACCTAATGGAATATTACTAAGTGATGTTCCAATATCACCTGCGCTTTGTAATAAACCACCGGAAAAGGCAGGTAATCCAGAAGATTCAATCGCCTCATTAAATTTACCCGCTATATTTCCTGCTTTATTTAATAAAGATTCTTCTTGTTTTGGGATCAAATGCATAAATGGATTTGTAGCATTTGATGGAACATTAGACGCAGATTCAGCATTTGGTATCAAATGCGCAAAAGGATTTTGACTGGATTGCATAATCACATTCCTCCTTTTAATCGTTTCAATTCTGCTTCAACTGCTTTTGGATCGGCACCTTGTGCTATCGCATCTTTTGCCATTTGTTCTAAATTCATTTGTGGATTGGTATTCACATTGTGAGAGGCGTCATAAGCGGCTTGATCATTATTGGCATTTTCTATTGCTTCTTTATTAGATATTTTCACACCTGATTTTAATGAGATGATATTTCTAACTAATGCTCCTTTTAATATTTTATCAGCTTCATCATGCGCATCCGCAGGTGATAACCCTTGGCGAATTAATTTTGACATTAACGTACCACGTTGTTTCATGAAGTTTTCCATGGAAATTAAAGCGTCATATTTTCCTTGTGCAGAAGCGGGCGTATCACTTTCATTAATTTTGATACCATTAATTAAAGTTTGTTCACCTTTTCGAAATTGTCCTTTAAATTGTGATGCCATGTTCGCCACAATTTGTCCGGTATTTGTAATAAAACCACCTGCCATTTTTTGTTGATCAGGTGTTCCATTATGGGCATACCACCATAAAGAAACTTTACCGCCACCGGGTATCGAAGATAATGCTCTCATCTGTGCCCATTGTGGAGATTTTATCGTCTCCCCAATTTTCCCTAATGTATTTAATGTTTCATCAGCAGATATTGCTTGTTCATCATAAGTACTTGCAATTTTTGCATCTTCTTTTGAGAAAGCATTTTTACGAGCCGTTTGAGTTTCTAATTCTGCTTTTTCAGCTAATGTGGAACCACGTTTTTCTTTTGTCGTTTCACCGGTCAATGGATTAGTAACATAATGATATCCTTCGACGGTTTCTTCCGGCATATGAATACCTTTTAACGCTGCATAAAGTCTTGCCGCTTTATTTCTAATATCATTTTGTGGTTGAGAAGGTGCAACCGGTTGAGAAGGTGGATTGTTACCTATCGTATAAGATTCACCTGGTTTCATATTATTTATATTATTTTGATCGGTAGGGGTTATTCCATTTACATTCGATCCAGTATTTGTTCCTTGTTGCATAATATTTAATAAATTTGCGAACATGTTACTTTCTTGCGCTTTTGCTTGATTTAATCTATTTTCCATCAAACGTTGCATCAATTGAGAACCGGTATCAAGCCCTCTCAATAATCCTTCGCCTACATGTGTATAATCTGGGATATTTAAAGCCATTATGCCGCTCCTCTACTAAATGATCCGTTATAAGCATTACCGCCGCCGGAACCACCACGCATGAGGCCACTTACCGCGGCTGCGGCTGGAAGACCGCCCGTATAAGCACCTACACCTAAGCCTATTAAATTTTGAAGTAATTGACCGGGCGCATTGGCTGCATTCAAAGAGGTTGATGCTAAATTTTCACCGGTACTTAATGCACCCGTTCCTAATTGACCGCCTGCATTTGCACCCGTTCCAAATAAATTTTGACTGATTCCAACACCTTGTAAGTATTTATTCATTAAATCTTGTAGATATTGCTGACGATCAGCATTCACAATATTTCCAGCGCTTGTTTCGATATTATGTAATGCAGAACTACTGCCTAATAATCCCATTTGAGAGGCTGAATCTAAGGCAGAATTTTTTGCATTTTCAAATGTTTGTTTTGCATAGGGTGATTCTTGATAACCAGAAATCCATTTATTCAATAATGTTTCAGGATTTAATAATTCATTTTTAGCGCCTTCTAATGTGCCAATTTGATTTAATCCTGTATTTTGATAGGGACGTAGAAAATTTTGGAATTGTTCAAATGAATTTGAAACATCTTGTCCCGCTTTCTTATATCCTTCTTCTGGATGTAAGAAACTTTTTATCATGTCAATAGTCGCCATTTTATAAGCCTCCCGCCGTTAAGCGTTTATCAATTTCAAGTAATGCTTCATTCATCGTATCTATTAAATTCGTCAGCCACGTTTGCACAACCGTTGGCATCTCCAATGGTTTATTTTTTTCGCCTTCTGCTAAATACGCCAAAGGCACACTATCAAGACTAGGCAGCGCCACCGGATATCCTCCTTGTTAATTGCCAACCACCTAGAATCACAATAGGGGCTGGGGATACACAAATTAATTTATAAACACGATTACGAGAGGCGCCTAATTGATACCAACGCATACGCCAGTTATAGACGCCTATATCGCTAAAATGCGCAACATCCGCAGGTTTATAGGTAACGCCGCCATCATCTGAAAAATAAAGTTCAATCGATGGTTTAAAATAAGAAAAATAATTGGGTGAATCAAAAACCGGTGTATTTGAAACATACGGAGGTGTACTACTTGTTTCTGCAATTAAATAACTTCCATCTTCATCTTGTATATAAGTCACGCCATCTTCTGCGGTGATATACACCGCATTTGCAAAACCAATGTTAGAATAAATAAAGGTTTGATCGCCCCATACAAAATCGATTTGTACCCACATGGTGTCAAATTCACCATAATCTTCTTCTGAAATAATAGGTGTAATACGCTCATATCGAAAAGGATTAGCAATATAAGCATCTAATGCTTGAGGATCAGATTGACTTGGATTTCGAATTTCATTTGTATAAAAATTTCCCGCCATCTCATAAGCGGTATTATCTCCTTGCACGCTTACAATATGACGATTATTAAAATAGATATGTTTTTGAATACGATTTCGCTCACCGTTTAATTCAATGCCACGATGCCATGTTTTCGTATCAAAATTATATTCGATACAATTTGCTTGTTGTAAATTATCAAGCGTTTTAAATCCTTGATAATTGCCAGCCGATAATCGATAAAAAATCGTATTTTCATATTGATATAAAAAACCGTCTGCATCGAATTCTACAAAAGGACTGATACCGGAATCTGAAAATTCAGAACTTTGTTGAAATAAGACATCGATTGCTTTATCGGAAATAGGAATCGGTGATTGACCATTTGATAAAACTACTTGAATAAGCCCACTTTGATTTTGACCAAGCCATACCATAAATCCAAAATCAACACTTAATGAAAGCGGATCGCCCATGCCATATTGGAATTGATCAGATGTGTTTTTCTTAAAAGGAAAAGAACTTGTTGATCCATCAGGTGCTGTAATAGTCGATGTAATGTTTGCCCAAATACCCGTTGTATAATCCGTAAAAATATAAAGGATATTTTTATTGACGGCCATCTGACGAATAAATCCAACTTCTTGCGCAAAAATGGCAGCGCTTGATACGGTAAAACAAGTGGAGGCAACTAAAGGAACGGCACCTAAATTAATCGCGGATAATACAAATTGCGTACTGTTAGAAGAAGATACAACAAATCGATTTCCAAATGCTGCAATATAAGTAGGATTAGGCGCATTAAGATAAAGGTTTGTATCCGTAATCGTTGTAAATATGCCGGTTTCTTCTGCATATACATACATATGAATACCATCTGTAAAAGCAGCATAGGTAAGCGTTGGTGTATAAAGCACATCAAACCAAATATCTCCCACAAACGTATTAAAATCAGTATTCGATATGACTATTTGATTAAAATTAGAATCCACTCGAATGATCTTATTTCCTACAACGAAATAAGCATAATTTCTTGATTTAAAAATCGCTCGAGGTTCTGTATTAAAGATAAGCTGGTTTTGGCCTGCATAATTAATATGACGACGACCCATAGTTGGATACATCGCGAATTTTTTTTTCGCGGATCGATTAGGGACTAAATACCAATTCGCGCAATCTTCAGGATTGACTTGAAGAAAACGTTGTTTGTCATAATAACCAAGAATCGGTAATTCACGCCCCAGTGCCATTAAATACCTGCCCTGACGCGATATGCACCATTTAATTGATTATCAATAGGATTCGTAATATTGAGATTTCGATTGCTAACCGACATCATATCATCGAAGGCAAGCACATATGCTTTCTCAAGTTTTTCTGTCCACGCTTCCGCGCGACCTTTATAAAATGCTAAATCACGAGCAAGTGCGAATCTTAAAAAACGCACATAATAGGACGGCAACGTACTCATCACACTCGTTGCTACAAAAGGCGCTAATTCAAATTTTCCATATACGTTTAATTCATAAAGTTGAGAAGGAGCAGGATATAAACGTAACGTTGTCATATCAATTTGATCGGTGATAATGGCATAAATAGGCAAACCTTGGAGCGGATCATATTTATATTGCTCAAAAAACGAATGATCTGATACTGGAATTAAAGGATAAGTCACACCGGTTAAAACCAACCAAGCATCTTCAATATTAGCAAGCCGTCCTTGATTGACATCAGCGCCACTTGCAGCAAACGTCACATTCATCTGACCTGCCACGACATTAACTGTAATCGTTTGATCAACTGTTATCATCATGCCTGTACCACTATAGGATGATAAAAGCTCATTTAAAAATTGAAGTCCTTTATTAAAATCATTTCCATGTAAAGGAACAGTAGGACTTCCTGCTGAGATAAGCTGATAAGCATCATCTACAAATTGTTTAACGGTCTGAACCATATTCAATCACCTCATCCACGCACTCGTTATTGGTTGGATCAGAAGATTTCTTTTTATTTTTACCAAACAACTTTTTTTCACAACTATCTGTTTTATTACTTTCATTTTTCTCTGGTTTATCTTTTTTGTTTTTAGACGCTTCATAAGCAATTTGACTTTCAAACCATAAGCCGGAGCTTACTAACTCATGAAATTGATCATAATCATCTGCTAATTTGATACCTTGTGCGCCATATACAAACGCTCTGAAAAATCGTTTATTGACTAAACGACCCAAATACATAAATTGTGGCTCAATTATTGCTTCATTTATTTTCATTTTTTGTTCTCTTGGAATGGCTTCATCATCAAAAATAAATTCATCATCTATCTCATTTATTTGTTTTATACGTGTACGCATCGAT